CTCAGTAATATTTCCTTTTAAATTATCCAAAAACCTATCAGCAACTATATCATAAAAACCTCTAACATTAAGTTCTTTTATCTGAACTTCTCCTTCAGTATGAAATTCTATAACTTCTTTTTCTTTATTTTTATTTTCTTTTTCTGTATCCTTGTTACTATTATTAGTACTATAGTTAGTACTTATATTAGTGCGCACCCGCGTAAGAGAATCTTGAATATCATTGTGCATAACATTTCCAAGCCTCAGCAATCTTTTTGTTTTTGAATCAATTGGATTTGAAGGCTCTGCTTTTTCAACAGATTCAAAATAAAGTTTTCTTGAACAAGAACCAGAACCACTCGCATGATACCAATTCTCATTACCTTCATACCTATCTAATCTGTTCTTTTCTTGTTTCTCATCAATATAATCTTTGTAGATACCTTCAATATCTATAGGGCTTACTGTCCTCACTTAGTTTTCTTACGTTTTACATAACTTGAAATCATTTCTCGCAGTACCTCTGCGGCAGAACGATGACCACTTAACAAAGCCTTTGCTCTAAATTTCTTCCACGTCTCTTTATCTATATCTTTAATTATGTACGTTGTCTTATCACTCATATATATATCCTCTCTATGTTATATATTGTATCATTAATATAAAATATTTTATACAATATTTCAAACTATTTTATTGTTATTTTCTCATCTCCTCGATAACTTTCTTTTTCATATTTTTCCAGTCATCTCTGCTTATATTTCCATGAGATTCTTCCCACAATTTATACAGCATTGCTTTAATCAGATTTATCTCTGCAAGTATGTCTTCACGACTATTTTTCATTTCTCTCCTTAAGTATCTTTTCGTAGTTTTCGACAAGATTTTGTTTTACCCTTAGTTCACCCTTAAGCGAATCAATTTCTTCCATTAAAAGGGCAATTTCGCGCAAATAAATGCTATTCTTATCTTTCTCATTAAGTTTACTTATCATTTCTTTAATAATGTCCATTTGTTCCTTTCTGTTTTATTATATTTTCCATATTATATCTAACAACATTCCTATTACTAATAATACCACTACTGCAAAAACCCAATTATCCATTTTTCTGTTTTTCCTTTCATTTTAAATTTATGGGAGTGTCAATAACAGCCAACGAAGCAGGAGAAGCTGACATGAATCAACTTACGCCCCCCTAAACTGGTCTGACCTCACGGTATCAGCTCTCCACTCCCATTAAGTTTATGGCATTGTTTTACCCTCATTCTCATCAACTCCGTAATATTCTTCTTCTGTCATTCCGTTGTATTCCCATACTGGTACTTTATGATACCAAATCATACCAACATCTTTTATATCTGGTAGATTTTTTATACTGTATCCTAAATTATATCCAATCTCATCCAGAAATTCTTGTGCATAGTCCCCTATTCTACTCATCTGTTCTCCTTTTTCTTTATTTTCTGCTGACGTTTCCACACTTTAATTTCTTCGTGTCTTCGTTTACGCTCTTGTTTGCGTTCTTTAGCTTTTCTGTTTGGCATTCTCATCTCCTTTATATTCAGATATATGTATTAAGTGAGCCATATCATAACAATCTTCACACCAATACTGATTATCATCTATTTCTCCCATATATTTATAGTATGATTCGCCATCAATAGATATAAAACTGTTTGAATCAACCCACATTTTTTCAGTTACATTCTTAGAACCACAATCGCTACATACAACAAGGTCATCTTCTTTTAGTTTCATTATATCTTTTTTCATCTGTTTTGTTAGTGTTAGCATATCTCAAACCCTCCACATTCAAGGCAGAATTTAGCAAAGTTTTCAACATTATCAACATCAAACGGATATGATTTGTTAAAATTCTCTGTTTTGCCAGTACTATCACATATTTTGCAATCCTTCTTCTTTTTATGTCCTCTGTTGTTACCTTTGCAGACACTACAATCATCATCGGGTAAGTCATTAAGATACTGCTCATATGATGCTTGATACTTTATTGTCTTTCCACTTGCAATCTTATCCATGAGAATATTTCCAAGTTTCTTTGCATCTTCATCATTGAGACCTGCTCCGTCATTATGATGTCCACTGTTAAACAGTTCTTCACTAATTAAATCAGAAGCTACATAATGACAATAATCCCATAATGGTCTCCACCACCAACAGTTATTTCTGAAATAAACACCTGGATTTGATTCTTCCCATTTGCCTTTTTCTTTCCAGTATTCTTTTCTCAGCTCTTTGTCCTTATCAAGAGTTTCCCATTTTTCTGAGAAATCCATACTGTCGAATTTCGCCATTATAGGAAAATCGCTGACATCTTTATTCTGTTTAGGATTTATTCCATGTATATCCATTCCCATTTTATTCTCCTTTATTTTTGTGTGAATTGTACTTTATTTTTCTCTGATAATCCAAAGTTGTACACCATTTGAATATTCACTGTATAATCCTCTGGATTCGCTTGTTTCGTTAGAAGGTTTGAGCATTTATTTAATTGGTACATCATTCTGTTGTGGTCATATTTCCTTGAATCAATAGCTCTGCCAAATCCCCATATAAACCTTGCAAATCTGACGTGTTTTATATTAAAAGTTGTTTCAATATCTTTAATATATTCAAGTATTAAATGACCTCTTTTTACAGTTAACGCTCTCCACTTGAGTTCTTTAAATGGAGCGTTGGCATATCCACCACCATACATCATTATAAGCGCTGTTAATGGAAGTTTTTCAGCATTATATATTTTGTTTAACATTATATAATCCTCAATCCCATCAGTTACTCCAAACTTCAAGTAGTCGCCCACAGACCATTTCTTTGATTTTCCATTAAGTGAAATCATTGCCTTGTTGCTGACATCTCTAAATTCGTTGTAAACAACAGAAAGTTTTAGCCTTTTACAAGCTGTGATTGTATGTTGTCCATCAAACGTCTCATATTTACCTGGATATTTGTGAGATTTTCTTACAGACACAGCTGATATTATTCCGTGTTCTCTCATACTCTCCATTATTGATTTTACACTATTGTTATTTATGTCTCTCTGATGAGCAGGCGACATAAACATTGAATAGTTTTTTGTTTCTCCTGTTTTTACATATTTGCTATTTTTCATTTTACTCTCCTTTTTTGTTTATTTTATTGAAATTGTCTGAAATATCAGAATATTCTTCTGGTGTTAATTTAATCTTATCATCAATGTTAATCATTATATCGCCTTGTGTCGCTGTTTTACCATCTTTTATAGTTGTATCTCTTACCCACCCACTGTTAACTGCTTCTTTGTCTTTAATAGTTATATTTCTTGCTAATCTATCTCTGTTCCTCTCACTTAAACTTGCAACCCACATAATAAAGTTTGATTGCATATGTTTAAATTTATCTCTTAAATGGTCTTGATATTCATCATAAGCTGTGCCTGCTACTCCATAAGCTTCTTCTGCAAACGTCTCAAGGTCTGTATCAACTGCCCATCTTATTATTTTCTCTATATCTTTACTGTTCATCTTCTTTCTCCTTTTCTGCTACGTGTTCATATAATCCTTGACAGATTGCCTCATATATATTCATCTGTATCATCTTATATGGCTCACATTCTCTTCCAGTTTCAGGTATCTCTTGCATCAACCCAGTATTCCACGCTGCATATTGTGCAATATCCCAATAGTATATTGGAACAGCACCATCTGCTATCTCGTGTATCGTATCGTGTTCGTTTATATCTCCAGCATAACCTTCATCATATACATCACATGCATCTTCAATCAAATCACTTAACTGATAGTTTTTTTCTTTTGTTTCAGCCATTATTTTACCTCCCAATATATTTTTCCAACATATGGTTGCTGAGTATAATCCTCTAATCCTTCAGCAGTACCACAATCGGAACATATATCTGTTTTGTTATCTCTCCTTGATAGTGCAGGAAATGTTGTCATTGCACTATTACATCTTGGACAGGCATCATATGTCTGCCAAGTCCCTTTTTCTTCGTTGTATTTCTTTATTTTCTTTGTTACTACTCGTATACTGCCAAGTTTACCTGTGCCAGTATTATCTATTGGTAGTGGTTCTTTTTTATTCATTACTGCTCCTTTGTTATCATTGAGAACGGAACAGTCCAACTGCTACCTCTCATATCGACAACTGCTCTTGTTCTATTTATTTTTGTTATCACACCTTCGTCTCTGCCCCTTCCACTGTTTACAACCACATTATCACCAACAGATAGTTCATATTTTAATCTGTTACCTAATGCTCTTCTTCTCTCCTTAACAAACTGTTGTATTTGTTGTAACTCTCTTAAATCTTCAATCAGATTTATTTTGCTTTCTATCTCTGTTAACATCATTTCATTCTCCTTTTGTTTGTTTAGAATCCAAACTGTTCTCTCATTTTAATTGATTTAATCTGTTTATCTGTATACTCAACGTCTTCCCACACCCCATCGCTGTTTACAGCCATTATTATATCTGTTGCATATACACTACCTATTTCATCAAACATACCAACCTCTGAGCCATTTGTTTTAATCATTCGTGTATTTCCTTTTAAATTATCCATCATTACTCCACTAACAGCAACTCCAAGCTGTTTTGTTTTAATCTCCGTGCCTTTCTTTATGTCATTAGTTTTCATTCTGTTCTCCTTTGTTGGTTATCATATTTTATTGTTTATCTGTAATCTCATATAATTAATTCCTTCTTCATCTTCATCAATATCTGCAAGACTACAGTCTTTAAAATTCTTAATTTCATATGCTTCAAAACTGCACAAGTCGTTACCATAATAATCTTCAATGATTACTTTCATTCTGTTCTCCTTTGTTGTGTTATCCAAAAACTACTTCGCCAAAGCAAGCAGTCTGTACTAATATATCTGCATCACAAGCATCATATGTTTCATCTAATATCCTTTTCAGTGCTTTTCTGTGTTTATATTTAGGGTTGTCCATTTTCTGTAATGCTCCAATGATTGATTTCTTTGTTATTGGATGTTTTTCCCCAGTTTCTGTCTCGTGTATATACATTACAGCATCTTTTTTCTTTGTTTTTGTTAAATATTTGTGTTTCCAGCCACCAACCTTTTTCATATCTTCATTATCTTTACAACTGACATTCTCTGCCCAATATGTTATGCCTCCTTCAAATGCAGTACACAGCAAATCTTCAATCAATTCATCTGTTATTGGTACAGTATAATTGATTGTTGATATGTTTGTTTCTTCTGTTCTCCATATTTCGCTCATTTATTCTCCTTTGTTTAGTCCTCAAAATTGTCAGGATAACACAGTCTATCAACTGTATCTCTATCCATACCACTTAAATCAAGTATTTCCCAAGCCAAATCAGGTACTATTTCTTTTATTTGTTCTTTAGTCATCTCATCATTTACCCAATCTGCAAATACTATATAATCAGGCAAATCTAACAGGCTAATTCCTGCTTTTTTCTCTAAAAAACTATTTAATTCACTTTGTGCTGTTTGTATTACATTCATTTGCTCTCCTTTTCTGTTTCATTCATTTGTTCTTTTCCAGTTCCATAACATTCATCACAATCAATATTATCATCTTGATATGGATAACCTTTCCCACCACATTTTTCACATTCTTTATTTTCTGTAACCATTACACAAACCTACTTTCAAGTCGTTCAAGTGGATAATCTGGATAATACTTGTTTAACTCATCAACAAGTGCGTTGTATTCATACACTCTTAAATCAGTTAAATCTTCCACTTGTACCCAAATATCTTTGCAACCATCTTGAAACTCTTGTCTGCTTTCTAAATACAGATTTTCTTTCCATCTAATTACTCTATATTCAATATCTGATATTTTAATGATTGGCTTTCCAACAAGCGTCATCAGTTTTTCTATCAGTTCATCTTTTGTTATTTCGTCATCAACCCAACAGTCAACCAAATCACAAATAACTTCCCACCTTTCCTTTTTCTTTGCTGTTTTCTTCATTTGCTTTTCCTTTTCCTTATTGAAATCATTCTTAATTATATTACTGCTCACTCTGTCCATTTTTACAGCCTCCTTTTCTTTAAATGTTTATCCAACTACCTTTTCTGCAAACTTGTTTTTGATAGATAACATTGTTTCTTGCTGGTGGTTTAAATCCTTCTGGTCCATAACAGGTAATCTTTCCAACCATTTTATTATTTATAGGCTTTCCAATATATCTGATTTCGCCTTCTTTATTAAAAACAGAATCAAGTACTGATTTTGTTATTATTTTCATACAGCCTCCTTTTCCTTTTCTTTTCCTTTTCTTTATAATCAGTGTGTGATTTCTCGGTCGGCAATTTCATCACATAGTTTTCATTAATAACCTGACGCACTGATTTTATTTACTTACAAATCTTTATCAGCTTCTTTGCTTCAATATAATGTTTCCTACAAAACCAGCCTCTTACAGAAAACTTTTCTTTTGTATTCCATAATAAAAATTCAGTACCATTTGAATCAAATTGTTTTGCACAAACTTTGCAATTCCTTTTCTTTAGTGATAACACAACACTTATTGTGCCGTCGTACTGTTTTACTTTACTTATTTTATAATCATTACTTTTTATCATTTTTTCAAATTGCATAATTTCCTCACTTTTAATAATTGACATATAACAAAAAACCCGAAACAAAATTAATTGAATCGGGCTTTATGTATTTATTATGTGTTACTTATTTGTTACTTTGTATCTTCTTCAACATCTCTAAATGTTGTTTTACCATTTTGCTTGTAATACAAAGTATCTTGTGTTTTTAATCCCTTGCAATAAATTGTAGGAACACCAATTGCATATCCATTTACTTTCTTGCCATTGAATTCACAATTGTTTTTTGGTAACACTAGTTGATAACCACTTACTTTGCTTGATTTTATTTCACTATCTTTTTTATTGGGGTTTGAGTGTTGCACAATTGTTTCGTCAATTTCAAAGAAATATTGTGAAAACTCTTTGCACAAAGTTTCTTTCATCACTTCATTTAAGCGATTTTTTATTTCTTTATGCAATGGAATATCTTTTGTGCTTGTTTGTGTTTTTGTTGTTGGTACACTTAATCCCATTAGTTTAGCAAGTTCTTCTTGTGTCATGTGTTGCTTTGTTATGTTGTTTTTAGTCACTGATTTTTCTTTTGACATAAGAATTTTCCTTTATTTTAATTATCATTATTTCAAAAAGCCGTGTCGAAACACTCTTAATATTAATCATAATAAAAGATATAATCAATATAATTATTTATTTGTATATATATATATATTGTGTGTATATTGTTTTTATATAAAATAACGAAATAGGGAGTAAATCATGTCATACAATCGCTTTAATAAAAATATAGTTTTTGCACGT